AAAACAAGTTTGATAATGTTTCAACGATTGCGAAAGACAGTTGTTTTCATTTTGGATATATGGGGAAACCTGACGAAACAGATGAAGATGACAAGTACATTACGAAACATTTTGATTTCAAATTAAATGGAAACATAAATGGAAATGAAGATCGTAAGCAAAGTGATTTTGCTTATGCTTATTTTCGTGATGAGTTAAAAGGTCGAGAGAAATGCAATCCCGATATTAACATTGAACAGAAATGGGGAAAGGGCGAGGGAACTGAAAACTTGTCAAATCCTCATTGGACTAAATGTGAACAAGCCAATGAACAATATCTTGGATTAAATAATGATGACCATTCTTATGCAAAAGAGTGGAACAATGATTATAAACTCGATTTAATTGGTAGAGAATATTGTAGAGATAGACAAATTGGTTGCTCGAAAGAGGAATTTGATACTCTTATGATATGGCAAGTCGCAAAGCAAAAGTTAATCCAATGTCATACTAAATGGATTGAAAGCATTTTAAATCAAATGAAAGAAATTAAACTTGGTTTGAAAGGTTACAGATATTTAGATGAAATGATTGAACTTGGAACTGAACTTGGCTTAACTATCGATGACGCAGAAATAATTAGATGTAATTCAACAGGTCTAGTTATTTACAATCCTAAAAATCTAGCAGACAGGGTGAAAGGAATGAAGAATAAATCTGTTAGTAGAGAGCAGAAGATATTAGCGAGGAAGTTGTACGAGCAACAATTCGCTAATTAACATTGACATTAAGGGATAATCTATGATAAGATTATCCCTTAACAGAAAGAGAGAAATAACATGGAAGAAAATAAAACCTTTGTAATTACTTACACAAAACTAGACGGCGAAAGTGTAACAAGAAATGGAAAATGGACAGACAAGTGCAAAGAGTTTGTTGCAAAGCAAGGTCATAAATGTTTGACGTATATAGATATGGATAACAACAATGATTATCGTATGGCAACAAATCAAATAACTGATTGGAGTATAAAATGGAATTAACCATTATTATTCTAGGTATAATAATTTGTTTTGGCTTTTACTTTTTTAAAAGCCGAAATAAAAAAGACAAGTTGCAAGATTGGAAACCACATGAATAAATATTGCCAAGGACCAAAGTGTCATACTTACATGACAACAGACAGGAAACGTGGACCGAAAGGCTCTAAGTATTATCAGACTAGAACTCTTGGTCGTTATGGTTATGGCGATAACAATTTCTGCACAATGATTTGTTGGTCCGATTGGTTTGCGAAACATGGTCAACAAGCAGTTGACCACTTCGGCAGATTGCGCGAGCCAATAAAACTAACGCCCGAGAACGCGTGGGTTAAGGGATATGATTGGCGCCGAGATAATGACGGTCATGAACATTACTTCTTAAACAAGTTAACAGACGAGCGAATACCATTGACCGAGGCGCAATGGAATGATAATAGTTACACAATAGAAAGAGCGAGGTAAATATGAAAGATAGTATAAATAGAATAGGAGATT